AAAGAACTGCGTCGGGCTGCTGATGATGAAGCCGTCCTGCACGGTGCCGGAAAACAGGTTGTAGAACGTGTTGGCCGCTTGGCTCGTATAGGTGGTGCTTCCGTTCACCCACAAGCCTTGACTCCCTTGGAGATTGCCGGGATCGGACGGCTTAATCACGAGTCCTCGTGCGCCGTCAACGGAAATCCCAGACGCCGTGGTGACGCCAGCGGCAACCGCGACCCACGAGGAGCCGTTGTCGCGATAGAGCGTGCCGCCATTGGCATCAGTTGCGAAATAATAACGGCCATTCCCCACGCCATCGGGCGCGGGACGGCCTGCCAAGGTCCCCGTGAGGAAGCCGTTGTTGATCGCATTGATGCAGGTCGTAAAGTTCGTATCAATCTGCGACACGGGCACATTGCCCGTATCCGGCGCAAACGTATTCGGAATCGTGTAGCTCATGTCCACTCACCCTGTTGATCGAGTTCCAGCGCGATCCCCGCGAGCGTGTACGCATTGGACGTGCCGGTGATGCGGATACCGAGATAATCGCCGCCCAAGTTCACATCCCCTTGCAACGCGGTGCTTCCCGTCGTCCAAATGATCGGCACGCCGCCTGCACCCGTGAACGTAATGGGCACGCCGCCTGCGCCAGTGAAGATGATCGTAAGCACGGGAGGCGAGAGCGTGACCGTATTGACCTGTTGGCTTTCGTTCGTGATCGTCACATGCACGTCAATCGGAATCGTGGGGTTCGTGATGTCGAGCTTCAGGCGCAAGCCCTGCTTCTCCTGATAGAACGCCCCGAAGTCGTAGAACTTCGTTTGAATGTCGTAGAACCCCGCGCCCGTCCCAGCAAAGCATTTGAAGATGGTCATGCCGTCCGTACCCCACAATTCAGGATTCCCCGTCGAGAGGTTCACGAGCGAGGCAATCCACGTCAGATTATTCCCTTGGGAGGCCACGAACCACGCATTGCGGGAGAGACACAGAAGAATCGGGCGGGTCGCGTTATTGTTCAGCGGGTCCGCATACGTGACGAGCACGCACCACACGAACACGCTGTTGATGGTGGCGATGCCTGCGGGCGCGTCGGAGCCGAGCGTCAGTTTAGGGAAAAGCCCATCGAGTTGGTCGGAGAGCTTCTGCGGTGTGGCTCCCACAATGGCGTATACACCGTAAGGAGTGAGAAACAAAAACGTGCGGAAAAAACTCGTGACAGACGAAGGGAGCAGACTCCCCACATTTGCGACGATATTGGTATTGGAAAAGGTGGTAGTTCCGGCAGCGAATTGGATGTTGGAGATGGCATTGACGGCGGCTGGTCCGATCACCCATAGCACTTCCAAGGCCGAAAGTAAACGAGTGATGCTCCCCGCAAACACGGAATCCGTAATCGTGATGACCGTGCTCCCAGAAGCCGTCACAAAGTTCGTAAACGCTTGCGGCGAGGAGAGCGTCACCGAGCGCGGCGCCGTCACGAGACAGGCCCGCCCCTCAAAGGTCGTCACATCGTTCCCCGTCGCGGGCTGCGGCGGGGTGTTCAAGTGCGTGAGCGTGGTGCCGTCCCATTGGTAATAGCCTTGTACAGGGTCGATCAGCAACAGCGGCGAATCCTGCCACATTTCCATGCGCGCTGTGGTCTGAAAGGTCCCTGCGGAGGCCATCGTCACTTTGGTGCCACTCACCGGGTCGATCTGCGTGGCCGACCCATCCGCGTTGATCGTAAACAGCCGCGCCACTTCCACGCCACCGATCTTAATGAGGCGTCCCCACAAGGAACTGATACCGACGCCGATGGTGGTGAGTGTCGCGCCTTTGGGCGGAACGAGCTTGAGTTGGCCCTTCCCAATCGGTTGCACGTTCTCGAGCCAGAAGCATTCGTTATCCTGCAACGCTTGGCGCGCGTCCGTTTGATTGACGCCTTTCGAGAAGTCGCGCCACTGTTTGGTGGTTTCTTTGGCCGTCGTTGCAGGCATTAGCGCCTCGGCATATCCGACATGGTGCTTGCCACACCGCTCAACCGCACGGTGGCCCGCACCCAATTGAGCCGCTTATCATACTGCTTCTCAAACGAATCCGCCTCATCGAACCGCTGCGCCCGCTGCTTGCCAAACGACGCCGCGAGAAACGGCACGGGATCGCTGTAAGGATAGGGCATTAAATCTGTGTCCGCGTTCAGCACCAAGCCAGGGCTGTACGCCGCCATATCGAATTCGCTCGCGTAGTTGCCCGCAGGCGGGGGACCGAGCATGACGTTCGTCGGCCCATAGAGCGCATAGAACTTCGGATACGTGGGAAACGAGGTCGAGAGCAAAAAGGTTTCCCAGGAGAAGGGCTTGCGGTCCAGCGGATAGCGCACCGACGACGACGCGCTCCCCAGAGGAATGACGATGATGGACACCACATCGTACAACACGCCCGTCGCGGGGCCGTCCAGCAGGTTGCCTTGCGCCAGTTGGGAAAAAGGATAATCGTATTGCCCGGTCACGAGCGTCACGCTCAACCGAATCCGCATACATCGCAGTTGCATGTCCCGCTGCTGAATCGCGCGGTTGATGAACGAAGTCAAGTCGCTATCGCTATACAGCGCGCCGTTCGGATCTTTGAGCAGACGGCGCACATCGGTGAGATAGCTCCCCAAGGTTTGAAACGACCCCGCGCCGATATTTTGGCCGATGATCGGCATTAGTTTGGTATCCCAGACGTCCAGCTTTGCAATTGCACGAAGTTCGTCCCATCGTTGAGAAACACTGTGGCGGTGGAATTGCCCGTTGTGGGGATCGCAAACCCTGCTTGTTTATAGATGCCGGAAAAGCTCGCCGTCGCGGGATGGCTCACGGTGCGGACGAGCATCCAGAGCAGATCTCCCGTGACGCTATTCACGGGGGTAGCCACCGTGAACGTGACGCCGCTCGTCACATTGATGCGATGGAGAAACCCCGCCGATTGGTCAATCGTGACCGTCGCGCCGAAGGATGGCGTATCCACCGCATATTGATTCGATCCTTTAAAGAACCACGTCGCGCCGGAGGGGGTGACGTTCAGATTCCCGCTGCCATCCGTCTTGAAATCCGTCACGTTCCCGTTATCGGTATTCGATAACCGGAGTTGAATCCCGCCTGCATTGAGCACATCGAGCGTCTGACGCGGAACCACCGTCCACACGCCCACATTGCCCGTGGAGGGATTGAGCACGAGCGATTGCGGATTCACGCCCACGCGCGTGGCTTGGACCGATCCATAGTTGCTCGTCGTGTTGTAGCCGATCAGCAGTTGGCGGTTCGGGTCAGTCTGCCCCAGGACTTCGACTTGCGCGGGGGCCGTCGCGGTGCTATCGGCTTGCGCGATCACGGTGGACGCGGTGACGGTCGAGGCTGATACACTCGTCGCCACGACGAGCGTGGTGCTGCTCGCCGGATCAAAGAGGACGACATCGGAGGTTTCGGCATTGACAAAGACCAGACCGGCCTTCGCCAATACGAGATCGTATCGACCATTTGCGGCGTAAAAGAAAAAGGTGCCGTCTGCCGCCGTCAGCAGCGGATTGGGGATGGACGTAACGCCGTTGTCGGAGTAGATGGTGGCGAGGCCACCGAGATGGAGATTGACGGTAACGGAAACGCTAGGCTGCGCCTTGCCAGAAGTATCTTGAACGGTATTGATGTACTTCTGCATCCATCAGATCGTGTAGTTTCCGGTAAAGCTGGTCACAATGCCGTTGGCCGACCGCTTGCTCACGGTCGCTTCCAACAGCACAAAGAACGCCATGATGTAGCCAAGTTGGAATTGCGGGAGCAACGATTCCGGCCCCGCCACGGCAAACGAGGCATCTTGGTGGATTTTGAACTGCGTGTAGTTGAAATTGGGCATCCACAAACTGGTGTTGTTGGAGGCGTATACATCGGCGTAGATCGGCACGCCCGCCACGTTGAGCGCGGGAAAGGCCACGGTTGCGCCATCGGCGGCGTCCGCATACGTCCCTTCCTTGTCCACGAGGTAGGATTCCGCCCCAATCGCATCAGCCGCGAGCGCGGCCCAAAAGCCCATTCCCGCTATCCCGCAGGAGGGCGGTTCGCCGCCTGCTTTCGCCTGCGCCCAGGAAATCGCTGCGACGGTGTTCGTGCGGCTCACGGTGGTCGAGCCGGTGATCGCTGTCATGGTGCTGGAGTTCGCCTGCCACCACGTATTAGCCGTGGCGTCGAGGTTCCCGACGTTCCCCTGCGTCGGATTCGTCGTTGCGATCAAATCGTTGATGGAGAAAATCTGCAAGGCCGTATTCGCGGATGTCGCGGCCCACAATGACGTCGCCAACTGATCGGAGACATAGTTTCCCGCATCGTTCATGCGTGCCCATAAGATCGGCACAATCTCCGCATCCTGCTGCACCATGCCCTCAAACAAATAGTAAGGGATACCGACCACGAAGGCTTTGAGGTTGTATTCCGCGTTGAACAATCCCGTGAGGACTTGAGGCGACGAGAACGCACCGGAGTAATCGGCCCACGCGCCCGACACCATCCTTGTCCCTTGCACGGGGAAGGTGATGGGGGACACACCGCCGACCACCGGTTCCGCCGACGCGAGCATGGCCGAGAGCGTCGGGGTGGATTTCCCCAACTGCACGACGACCGCAGGCATGATGGCTCGTCTGGTTGCGACCTGTAACTCCGTGCCGACTGCCCCAGAGGGGATTGTACCGAAGCCAAGTAGAGCCATCGTTTACTCCTTAGAAATTGCCCAAGCAAAGGAATTGAATGTCTGCCGACCCCGTGCCCACGACGATCCGCACGGTGGAGCCGCTATCGACATAGAGCAACGCCGGTCCACAGGCCGGAGTGCCCGCCAGAATGCTATTGAACATCGACACCCAGGCCGTGCCGTTGTTCGTGGTGACTTGATACGAGCAACTGCCGGTCGCGGGCACCACATACATGAAGCCGGGGATGTAGGTTTCGATTCCTGGGAAGTTGACGTTGGTGAAGAGATAGTTGCCATTCGGCACCGACGAGGTGGCAACCCGAAAGAACGGTGATCCAGTCGCCCCCGCCACCGCCCCTTTGATCGGCATGGTGTTCGGCATCGCTACCTCCGCTTGGCAAAATCGTTCATAATGCGGGTCGCTTCATCGACCGCCGCGTGCTCTAACTGTTTCGTGTTGCGCGGATTGATCTTCTTCAGTTTGTCCTGATACTGTTTCGCCGCATCGTCTGGAATCGCCGTGCCGCGCGGCTTTCCGAGTTGCCCCTGCATCTGCCAGAACTTCAACGCGGTCTCCGAATTGCCGATGGCGCCTTCTTTCGCGATGGTTTCGACTTCGACGCATTCCGCTTCATCGAGCTTGTTTTTGTCCTTGAACGATTCGCGGGCCAAGTGCCGCTCGATTTTGTCGAGCTTGTCGAGGAGCGGTTTCTGCTTTTCGTCGCCCGCCTTGACATTCGCTTCCAATTCCGTTCTGAAGCGGTCGATGAGGTCGAGTTCGGGGATCGGCGTTTCGGGACTGGCTTTCTTGATGATGCGGAGGACTTCGGGGCGAAACTCAGGATTCTGCGCGAGCGCGTGCAATAAGCGGCCAGCCGAATCAATTTTCGCTTGATCCTCTGTAATGACGGGAGCGGGTTTCTTCTCTGGAGTGGGTGTATCAGCCATCGGACACCTCGGAGTATATACGTAATCCAACGAGTTGGCAAGGAATCCGAACTATCGGCCTCGGCCCCGGTCGTTGATCGGCTGCACGGCGGACTGCCCGCCCTGTGGCTTGGTCATAATGGCTTTCTCACCCGACTGGTTCAGGGAATGACCTTGTGGTGCTCCACCGATGAATAAGAACCTGGGCCAGTTCCAGAACATTCCGTTCTTTTTCTTTTGATCGCGCGGATCGCGAATGCCGCTGGACTTCGGCGCGAATTTATCGAGGACAGACATAACTACCTCCCTGGTATCCCCCGCTGCATCGGCGGGGTGCCGCCCATCATGGGCATCGGACGCGGCCCGCCGCCCATCATGGGAGGAGCGGGGCGTACCGCTTGTTGACCTTGTTGCATGGACGCAAGTTCAGACTGCCCAAGGCCCTCTTCGGCCCCAGGCGCATGAGGGGACAGTGTTTTGAGCGCACTGAGCACCGCCTTGCCGAGATCGCCGCCGATCTGTCCCCCCAACTGCCCCACGGCAGAACTGAGCAGGACCACGGCTTGGCGCACCTTCAGCATGGCAGACGCCTGCATCCCCGGTTGACCGGGCGGCGTCATTGCCGATGGCCCCCCTGGAGGGGTCATCGCTCCTGGCGCGGGCATCAGGCCCAGAGGCATTGCTGCCTCCTTTCACTTACCGCCGACGAGATCGGCGTCTACGGAACATCATGTGGAAGTCTCCTTTGTATTGGATAGCGGGAGTCTCTTCACCGCCGAGTGAACCTGCGTCTAAAATCTCATCATACGTGGGACGGTTCAGGTTCACGATAAAGTCCCACATTTGATCGGTGTTGTTCACAGCTTACCGTTTATGCTTTCTCCTCCGACGAAACATCATACGAATCACCTCCTCACCTCAATAGCGTGTGCCGCGCCCTCGTCGTGCTTTGCGTCCCGTATGAGCCGGCATGATTAGCCTCGTTTATGGCGGGACCGCGAACTGCGCCCCGTATGTCGTGCAGGTGGTGGCATGGGATTACCTCTTGGATTTGCGGCGATGGCGCCCAGTGTGGCGGGCTTGTGGCATACGCCCCCTATACACTACTTAGGAATCCTTGTCAAACCGCTACTTTTTGGTCTTCGTCGCCTTTTCATGCTGGACTTGCATCAATTCTTTTTGCATCTCCGCTTGCGATTCCTGCAACCGTTCCGCTTCAAACTCGCACTCATCGGCGTTGGGCGGATCAATGAGATTGACAAATCTCTTTTTCGTGATCGCGCCCGCCTTCATCAACGCCGCCGCTTTCGCCTGCGTCTGCTCGCCAAAGATCGGCGCAGAACTGTGCGCGTTCACCTTCAAGCGGATCGCGGACGGAAGATGCGAGAGCAGAAACTTCTTTCCATCGGGACTCGTGTAGGCGTCGGTGTTATTGCGCTGCAAGATGTGAAATGCCGTCGTCGCGATTTCTCCCAAGGTGTTCTCCAACAGCAACGCTTTCTTCACGATACGCCGCGCGCCGATGCCTGCCGCCATGCTGAAGTGCCCCGTGGCGCGCACCCCACCGGGCATCGTCCCTGGATCGTTCAGCGACCCCGGCAGGCCCGATTGCTCGCCAAACATTTCGTTTTGTAACTTGAACATCTCCATCGTCTGCTGCGTGAGCGGCGGCACTTGGGCATCGCGCTTCGCGCCTGGTTCCGGCGAGGAATAGTACCCGCCCACGGTGCTCATCGCGCGACCCGCTTCCTCCACATCCGTCACGCCGGAAAAGAACGTGGAGGGATCAAGCTGGCGGGCGATGATGGCCCGCACCTTGCTCAAATGCTCCTCGCACCAATCCTGCAACCCCGTCAGATTCTCGACTTCGGAGCGGCCCCAGAGGTAATCGGGCATGGGGTTCGGCACGATGAGATGAAAGGGGAGTTCGGCGTGCAATACTTGGGACAACGATTTCTTCGTGTACGGCACATCGGGATTCCGCCGTTGCGCGAGAAAGGCGTCGGTCGTGCCCGCAATCTTCGTGGTCACGCGCCAATCCTCAAACTCTTCTCCTTTATAGCGGTACAATTTCCGCTCCCACAGATCGACCAGTTCCACGCACTTTTCTTCCACTTCCGCCGTCAACGCCCCTGATTCTGAGGGATCGCCGGGAAAGCCGCCGGAGACTTGGCCGGAGGGAAAGACGCCACTGACTTGCGCGACGACGAGGCGGTTGTTCGTGTTGCCCACCTTGCCAGGTTTCGCGTGTTCCCGCGCCGTGTCGAGCAACGCGGACGCTTGTTTCTCCTGCCGCACCCAGCGATTGAATTGGGGAATGGAGAGCGTATACCAATGGCAAATTGTATCTTGATCCCCTAAATCAGGCACGTCCTCGCGGCTCACGCCGAAGTCCCACGGAAAGATATAGTTGATGCAGAAGCCGAGATCGGGATGGGGCTGAGTCTTCGTGACCATACAATTATAGACGAGCGCCCACTCGTAGCATTGGTCGATGAGGATGTCGGCCTGGGCGTCGTCCCACGTCTGTCGGAACTCGTCGCGGGCCTGGGACGCCGCCGCCATCCATTCCTGCCGGTGCGTGGGCGGGAGATGCACCCCGAAGCGCGTATTGCCGATGGAAAACACGAACGCCCGCAC